AAGTAAATTTTAACAATGCTACTACAACTGCTGCTAAACTTCTCCCAACTGATGCTGTAACTGTTCTTTCACATACTCTTACTCTTGCCGATCTCTCTGTCCCAGTTAGTGATTTCACTGATAATCGTGCCGAAAGTGTAGTTACTGGTGCTACTGCGGTACGTGATGTTGTTGTTCAAGATCCTACTAACTACGGTCTTGACCTCAATGGCAATGGTAACCTCGTATCAACTGCCCAACTCAAACTCAACGGTCATGACAGATTTGATATCCAAAACGGTCCCTACTTCAACTACGTACAACCTCACCAACACCACACTCGTACTCCAGCTGATGGTGTCAATGTATACTCATTCGCTCTTAACCCCGAACAACACCAACCTTCTGGTTCTGCTAACTTATCACGTATTGATACAACTCTCCTCAATGTTACTTATGGCGATAACCTCAGAACTGCTGGCAATGTTGAAATAGTATCATTATACGAGAACACAGTTGTCAACATCTATGCATTCTCATACAACGTTCTCAGAATTATGAGCGGTATGGGAGGGCTTGCTTATGCCAACTAGAAAGTGCGTTATTTAATATGTTATTGCTCTTTTTCAGAATTTAGATATTTATTTATATATAGTTTTTTACTAAAAATTGCTTTTAAAATGTGCTAAAATTGATATTAATATTTCTACTTATATTAATATTATAGAACGTGGAGTAAAGAAAGTTAGCGAAATAAAACAGATTGATGATACAAAAGATAGACAATTAATTGAAAGAATTATCGACAAACACGATTATGAACCGATGGATGCTAAAAAGTTAAAAACATTTATTGAAGAAAAACATCATAAAATCAAGCGACCTACAAAGAAACCAACAAAGATTACAGAAAATAATACAAATAAAGTAAATAAATTAGAACAAACAATAACAAATAAAACTGAATCTGTCATGAATTTCAGATTTAAATCTGATGATGAATCAGAAGAAGAAATAAAATCAAAAACATCAATAAAGAAACTAACAAATATTAAAGAAGTTAAAAAGGATGATTCGGATGAAGAAGAAATAAAATCAAAAACATCAATAAAGAAACTAACAAATATTAAAGAAGTTAAAAAGGATGATTTGGATGAAGAAGAAATAAAATCAAAAACATCAATAAAGAAACCAATAAATAAAGTACAAAAAGAAAAAGTTAATGATAAATCGGAATCAGAAGAATCTTTGTCAAAAATTCAATTATTAAATCAAGAATTATTTAAAGATAATTCAAACAAAAGTAGAAATGAAACAATTAAGAATGCATGGAAAACATTATCAGAATATGAATTACCAAATAAAAAAAATCTGATTATTAAAAAATCATATCCTGGGCATTTTGTAACAATGGGAAGTAATACAGGTTCATTAAGAAATGCACATTGGTTAGTGATGGATGAAAAAGGCGATGAGTATTATATTATGTACTGTGAAACTGACGGATATACAAAATTTTCTATTGAAGATTATAAAGAAGTAATAAATCCAGATAACCATATTTATCCAACATGGTCTTATCATAGTACCGGATATATATCAACGCGATCTTATAGAACAATAGATACAATGACATATCTTCATCAAGTTATCTGTAAAAAGCATAATGAAAAAAAATATGCAACATTGTCAGTAGATCATAAGAATCGTGATAAACTAGATAATAGAAAAGAAAATTTAAGATTTGCAACTCAATCAGAACAGAATCAAAATACAGATAAAAGAAATAGAAAATATAATGCAAAGAAATTACCCGAAGGATTAAAACAAGAGGATATGCCAAAATATGTTTTATATTATTCAGAGATATATGGTACAAACAAAGATAAGTTTAGAGAATGGTTAAATATAGAAAAACATCCAAAACAAAATGGTAAAAGATGGTCTACATCAAAATCTATGGGATTTTCAATTCAAGAAAAGTTAAAACAAGCCAAAGCAAAATTAGAAGAACTAGAATTATAATTTATTTAAAATTAAAAAAATGAAAATAGTAATATATTCATATATAAATTAATATAATAAAAATATTATCATAAAAATGTCATCATCAAATGTTGAACGTAATGTACCCTTAATTCTAACTTTTGGTAAGAAAATTTTAGAATTATTTCCGGAAATTAAATCTTCTCGAAAAATGTTTGAATATAATTTTAATATTAATCATTTTGAAAATCCCGATGAATCTAATGAGAATATTAGATTATTTCTAGTTAGGAATCTTGGTTTTACTGAAGAACAATCAATAAATGCTATTATTATACACAAAAATATTAAACCTGTAGGTTTGACATGGCATATTGATGATTGTCAATTAGTAAAATATAAAAAAGATAAAAAACCGGTGTATAATTTAGACCAATATATTTTGCTTGATACAGATGGAGAAAAGTTAGTATATCTTTATTTCAATACACCTACAAAAAAATTACCAAAGTTTACAATTCTATTTTATTCATCAACTTATGGAATAGATTTTGATGGAGGTATTCTAACTTTAGCAGATGGAACACAAATTAAATCAAAAAAAAATTATGGTTTTATTGTAGATTCAAGAGAAGCTCATATGGTAACTAGAATTACAAAAGGAATTAGAAATGTTAGTGTTGTAAAAATTTATTAGATTTATTTATATTTATTTATATTTATTTATGAAAATCTAAACAAATTTCTGATTCAGATTCTGTTACAGGATTTAAAAACTTTTCAATATCATTTTGACCCATATTTCTCTTAGAAATTTCTTTATGATTTGTCAATAGATATGTATTGATAAAATTATATGCATTTAAAATTTGTTCACATGATTTTGCACCAGTAATTACAATAGGACCTTTTTCAAAAACAAAAATAGAAATTTTATCTTTACCACATTTATATTTAATATCAACTGATGAATGTGATTCTGGATTATATGTAACTTCATATTCATCTTTAATAAGAAGTTTGTGAAGATTTGGTCTATTAATTTTTACTGGAAATATAAATTTACTAACAATCATTGCAACATAAATATTTTTTATTTTTTCTAATTTTAATAGTTGAGGGTCATTACAAAATGGTTTTTCTTCTACTTTCATAGTTGTAGGATTTACAATAGCTTTTACTTTTTTTAATTCACTAAAAATTTTTTCAATTGTATCTAATGCATTTTTAACAACCTTACAACCAGTTAATTGCATAGAACCATTTGAAAATAATTTTATATTTACCGGTCTATCTTTTTTATCTTCAATCATAATCTTAATAGATACTTGATTAAAAAAAACCTTCTTCTTCTTTTTAATCTTCTTACCGCGTTTACGTTTAGATAAAGTTCTATTAGTCATTGAATCACCTGTACGTCCATATTTAATATCAATAATTGATGTTGGATTAAGATCAATGTATTTAGCAATATTTGCAACATTAAAAATAATATCAGTATCACAAATAATAGTCATTGTATTAATAGTTATATCAGATGGTAATATATGTTTTTTTATTGATTCCTCAAGTTTTTCTTCTATTCTAAGTTTTATATCTGACATTTATAATAATTAGTTATATATTATCTTAAATCTATTAATTATTATGTTATAATATCAATTTTTTATAATTAAAGATAAAATAAGATATAATTATTATTATTTGATGACAAAAAAGGATGATAATATTATTGTAGAGGATTGGAATATTATTAATCTTGTTGAAGATAGAAATCTATGTTCATATGAATTAAGAACAAAAAATAAATGTGGTAAAATTGCTAGATTTACTTGTAAAGTTAATGGAGAAATAATGAAAGTTAATGGAGAAATAAATCAGTTAACTCTATGTAAAGCACATTCAACAAAATATATTCCCTCAATTGATAAATTAGAAGAAAATAATACTTTTATTTGTAATCATTTAAAATGTAAAAATCCTGCGACAGTTGTTATCTCTAATAATAAAGAGTGGTCTTTTTGTGATAAACATGAGAAAGATACAAAAAAAATTCTAACACAATTTAAACCTAAAAAACTTATTGGGCAGAATTGTTCACAACAACCAATACAGGAATTAGCAACAAAATTATTTACAAAATTAGATTCATTTAAAACATTTTTAGATGTTGAAGAAGTATTAATTGAAAATCAACCATCACTTAAAAATCCTAATATGAAAACAATTGCTACTTTATTATATTCATATTTTGTTTTTAGAGGTATAATAGATAATAATAAAACCAATTCGAATATAAAAAATATAAAGTTTATTTCACCATCTAATAAATTAAAAGTTATGAAAAATGTTACTAATGAAAAATTAGAAACTGCTAAAGATAAAAGAGAAGAATATGAAATTACAAAAGGATTAGGATTAATTTATTGTCAAACTTTAATTAATGATGATGAAAAGAAATATCTTGAAGTACATACAAAAAAGGATGATTTATGTGATTCTTATTTACAAGGTTTTAGATATTTATTTTTGAATGGTATACCTAAATTTTATGAAGATAAATTAAAATCTATTGGTGAAGATAAACTTAAAGTTGATGAGATTAAAAAAACTAAAAGAAAAACGAAAAGTAAATAAAAAGAATGATAATAAAGTTAATGATTGATTATTAATTATTATCAATAATAGTTTCTTCATAATATGATAGTAAGGGAATTTGTGGAGGAATATTAATTTTTGTTGTCATTGTTTGATTTAATTTTGGATCACGAAATTTATCAATAGAAACTGAACCACCAAATTTTTCTAAAACTTCTTTTGGACCAGCCGGTTTAATCATACACTCAATTCCATAGATATCTTTATATAATTTTTTAATAAGAGAATTTCTAATTTGTTTTCTGTATTCATCAAGTTGGTTATTATATGCAAGCACACATCCCCATGAACAAAAATTACCAAAAACATAAAATTTACCATTATGATATTTTTCTGGCAAAAATATTGGTGCAGAATCAAAAGTATAAGAACAATACCAACATGCGATAGATGTTTTTTCAAGATATTGTAATTTATTTGATTCAAAATTAATTAAGCCAAGATTTAATAATGTTTTTTTTGTTTCTTTAGTAATTGTTAAAATATTCTCCTGTGAAATATTTTTAAAATTTTTAATATTATCTCTTAAACTTTTAATAATTGCATCCCGTTTATTAATTTCTTCAATTAAGTGATTAACATCTGTTTTTTTTTCAATATCTGTAATTGTATTTTCATCAAAAGTGTCATTTGAATCTGAATCTTTCATTGTAAATATATTTTTAGTTTCACTTGATTCTTCATCAAAAATTGGTAAATGTAAAACTAATTCTTCTTCATTATTAGTTGTAATTGGTTTTTTTGTTTTTACAACTGGTGTTTTTTGAATAGGGGGTCTTCCTCTCTTTGATTTATTTACTGGTTTATCTATATTTTCATTCTTTTCATTCTTTTCATTCTTTTCATTCTTTTCATTCTTTTCATTCTTTTCATTCTTTTCATTCTTTTCATTCTTTTCATTCTTTT